AGCAAAAATTTACGAAGAACTTAAAATGTCTAATGATTGGACATTTATGGTCATATCATACGAGACATTCCGTTGTGATATATGCGTCATTCAGTATCTGCATAATTACTATAAGCCTTTGGATTTCTGTATTGTAGACGAGGGGCATAAGATTAAAAATCCCATGTCTAGGATTGGGGATGTTATACACTATGTTCCATTCAAATACAAATACGTCCTGACTGCTACCCCTCTCCCCAACACCCCGTTGGAATCTTATAACTATTTAAAGTTGGGTGGTAAGGTCAATATAAACTGGTTAGATTTCCGTAACCGCTATGCTGTTTGGGGTGGCAGACAGAATAAAGAAATCCTTATGTACCAAAGAATAAGTGAGCTACGAAGAGCTATACAGAAGAACATGCTTCGTAGATTGAAGAAAGATAAACTGAAAGAACTTCCTGAGATTGTTTTCAAGATTATTCCTCTTGGAATGTCTGCTAAACAGCGAAAACTTTACGATGCTGTGAAAAAAGAGATACTTGAAGATTTGAAAGACACTTCATTAAAGAAAGTACCAGCAGCACTCGCTAAACTGCTAAGATTACAGCAGATAACAAACTCACCTGCCTTAATTGGTGCAGATGAAGTTGAGAGTTCTAAACTTCAGGCTCTTGATGAACTGCTTGAGAAGATAATTGATGAAAGTAATCAAAAAGTTATTGTTTTCTCAAGGTTCAGAACAATGACAGAGATTTTAAAAGAACGGTATAAAAAGTACAATCCTGCTGTGATTCATGGTGATGTTGACGCTAATGGTAAAACAGAAAATGCAGCAGTTAAAGCAGCTATTAGGGAAATTGGCAAAGAAGCGTGGCTGGCACTTCCAGAGGAAGAGAAGCGTAAACTCACAGAAAAATATATGTCTTCTGATAGACAAAAAGAAGTTTATAAATTCCAGCAGGACGATACCTGTAAGCTGTTTATAGGTTGTGCCCCTGCTTGTCGAGAAGGGCTAACGCTAACAGCGGCCACCCACGTTGTTTTCTTGGATTGTGAATGGTCTCCTGCATATGTGGAACAGGCTTACAGCAGAGCGCACCGAATTGGTCAGAAAAATGCTGTTACAGTCTACTACCTTGTATGTGAAGGGACCATTGATGAATTTGTGCAGAGAGTGCTGCAACGTAAAGAAGCTATGGCACAGACAATGCTTGATGAAGGTATTGATGAAACAGTAGGTCGTGAAAGAGCAAGAGAACTTATCGCTGAAATGATAGGTGAAGAAGTACCCAGGGTGACATAACCCTGGGTCAAAATTAGGGGGTGTTTTAATGGTAATAGGAATTATTCAAGGAGTCCCTATTCAAGAAGGAAATTATGTGTACTTATCTGATTGGCTTGAGCAAAATGGTTACGATATTGAGAATAAAACAGAACCTGATTGGTCCGATGTTATTAAACAGTTTCATTTGTGGTGCCTCGCTAATAATCTGAAAGCTAAAGAAATCTAACACAAAAAGTAAGCTAAATGGTATAATAATATAATTATTCGTAGGAACAATTGGTAGTAAAAGTCTAACTTCTTTTAATCCACTGTTAGGGGATTATTTTTTTAATTCAAATGTTCTTTAACTTTCATTGAGGTTTCTTCGTATAACGAAAACGTAAGAAAAAACCTTAATGAAAGGATGATACCGTTGAAGAAACTTGTTAGTGTTGTAACAGATAATGCCTTTGAGGATGGCCTGGATGAAAATCTTTTGAAAGAGTACTACGAAAGAAACGAGCGCAAAAAGAAAGATGAAGCATGGTTGAAGAAGTATAGCCCAATTATAAAAGCGGCTATGGAAAAGCAGGGTAAAAGCAAAACTGTTGTAGGCAATATTAAAGTGTCAATTTCGGTTCCCGATACATCTCATTTTGATATGGATAAGGTTCTTGAATATCTTCAGAATGGAAATGTACCCTCAGCAGTATTTGAAAGAACAACAAAAACTGTTGTAGATGAAGACGCTCTTACTGCTGCTGTTGAGGAAGGAATTATCAATCTGGAAGAACTGAAAGCCCATGCTTGGGTTGAATCTCATGGAACACCACGTCTAACGGTATCTTTTGTTTGTGATAAGAGTGAGTAGGCTTTATGTTAATTGTAAAGTTATGGTCCACCCCTCCCACTCCCTCATATTTGCAAAACGGTGGGGCTATATTGAAGAGATTCACCCCAACGATAGCCTACCAATTAAAGTAAGATTTGATGGTCTGAGGTTGTTATACGGGTTTTCACCTGAAGAATTGCTATCAAAACATGAAGTAATAGAATGGGAAAAGAAAAATACAAGAGATTACTGCTCTAAATGCGGTAAGGATATAACAGGTGAATACAGCTATTTGTGTGAAGATTGTTCTTTCCCCATATTTAAGGAGGAATCTTTATGAATGATAAAACAACATATTGCTTTTTAGATTTTGAAACTACTGGTCTTGATTATCGAAAAGACCAGATTATTGAGGTTGGTATTATAAAAACCAATTCAAAATTTGAAGAAATAGATTGTGTAAATTTTTTCGTACAGCTTGAAGATGGAAGGTTTCTCCCCTCCCCTATTATCGAATTGACAGGAATTACGAAACGAGACCTCGATAGTGGAATACCTCTTCGTATCGCAAAAGAAGCTATCGCTCGTTTTATAGGAAATTCTATTGTGGTTTGCCATCATGCTGCTTTTGACCTTGGTTTTATCCACGATGTTATTAAACCTGATTTTTACTGCACAAGAACTATACACTGTATATATCACCCAGATGAAAGCCATACGCTTATTAATATATCAAAGAAACTAGGATTTCCTAATAAAACACAACATCGAGCGTTAACAGATGCTGAAAACACTAAAAAATTGTTTAAATACTTTGTACAGAATATCGGTGAGGATGGGATAAAAGTATTTAAGAACAAGCTTATTTATATGCCAGACAGACCATATAGGTACTTACCTGATAATGCTGTATTGATGACTTAATTAAATGGTGAATGCATTGAGAAAAGCAGTATTAAAGGAGGATTGAATATGGCTAAGGTGACAGAAATAAGAGTCGGTGCAAGGTTTGTTAAAAACCTCGGTAATTATCAATCATTTGCCCCCGAAGCCAGTGTAACGATAGTACTTGAAGAAGGTGATGACGTAAACGAAGTTTACGCTAAAGCCTGGGATATGGTGGGCGACCAGATTGCAGAACAACTTAAACTTTTTGAAGAAGATTCAAAGAGTGGCATTACGAGAGGGTTAAAATAATAACCCTCTCCGTATCTGAATTAAACACATTATAAACCGTGGTTTAAATTTAACAAAGATTGGAGGAATGTATGTGAGTAAAGCACCACCCAAAATCAAGCGTTGTTTTCGTGGCGAGATTTATTATGCTGACCTGTCTGGTTTACATGTCATAGGTTCTGAACAATCAGGTACAAGACCAGTTATAATTATCCAAAATGACGTAGGAAATTACTACTCCCCCACTGTTATCGTAGCAGTAATAACCTCATCAGAACTTAAATCTGAAAAGAATATACCTACACATTTGAACATAAACCTTTTTCGTCCTTCTACCATTATGTGCGAACAGATTATTACTATTTCAAAAATGCGTTTGCGTGAAAAAATCGGACAATTGCCTCCAAATCTAATTGCGGAACTCGATGAGAAAATAATGATTAGTCTAGGTTTAGCAGAAGGGTGGAAAAGACATGAGAGAATTGGTTGAACTTTTAATATCAGAACTTAATGATGTTCATGATATGTTGAATCGAATACTCTGTTCTGATTTCGAAACCATTGATGAACTAAAGTCCGCAATTAGCGAAGTAGCTATTTTTGTTGCCACAATCCAGACTGATGCTAAAGATGTTTTAGATAACTCTTAAGTCGTAATAATTTTAGTGCTAAAGGAGGCAATTGCTTATAGAATTTAATATAATCAACGACAGAAGTCACCCACTTCTATAAGTGGGTGATGAATGTCGCTTGACAAATTCATCTTAGTATTAGCCATGTAATTGGTATATCTGGGGATGGAGCAGCCCTTTGAGCGTGGGTAATCTGGTAGCAGAAGCTATCTTGATCACGAAACCACCACCTCTACAGGTGGGGGTAGTTCACGTTCAGCCACTTTTCTACCGTTTGAAGATGCTTGTTACAAAGCCAATAAGTTAAATGAAAATGGAAAGCGTTGTGAAGTTATCCCTGTACTGTTAATAGTTGATGATTGACTATAGAACAATACGAACATATTTATGTACTACTTATTACGGTCAGGCCCCCTCCACATGTAAACAACGGTTAGGATTTCCCTAACCGTTATTTTTGTTTACTCTACCTCAGTATTTTCTGTATCTTGCTCAGGAGTTTCAATTAAGATAGGTGAAATGACTGCTTCTTTATCAATTGAACCCTCAATGAAGATGTAAGCAAGCACAGCCGCCAGCGAACTAATTAAAGAAACCACCTGGACAATTAGATTATCCCCTGCACCAAGATAAGTTAGAATAGACGTAATAACACTGGTGAGCATGGCAATAAATTTACGACTGGTAAACTTTTCAATTAGATACTTAAAATCCATAAATCGTCCCCCAATCTATCTGAGATTATCAATTTTCTTAGACAATTCATCAATCCTCTGCATGAGCTTCATGAAAGCTCTATTTACTATTACAGCAGTTTCTGCTCTTGTAATAGGTCTTTCTGGCTCAAATCTCTTCGTTCCGTCCATATTGTTGATACCAGACACAATGTTGTTATTGTACAAATTCATGATGTCAGCATTTGCCCAATATAGTTGACCGTTAGGGAGAACCAAGTCTACAAATACGGTACCAAGTTTTTTCATGGTTTCCATAAGAGCCTCCAACTCCTTCTTTATTTTTTCTTTTTCTTTATTTACAGTAAAATTAAGGGCTTCTGCGAAAAATTTCTCTCTGTCTATTCCACTACCAGGACATGTCTTACCAGCGTTGGGATGATCTCTATGGAAATGTGGTTCTAGCTTCATTTCCTTAACCATGAACTCTGTCATTTCATATATAGCTTCTTTTTGAGCTTCTGTCATTTTGTCATGGCCGATATCGAAATTTCCTACCATTTCAACGGAGATAGCCCCATCATTCCAACCAGAAATAGATGCGGGGTTCTTATTCAAATCTCTTCCTAACAACCACACCCCATCTGGAAACAGTGTAAAGTGTTGAGCTATATCCGACCACCCCCTCGTATTCATGTGGTAATTCCTCATAGCTGTCTGCAGGGCGTCATGATTTTTACCATTGAAGTCAGAATAATCTGGCTCCCATGTATGGTGTATATGCCACTGTTTCAGTTTTCTAGTAAATTTGAATTTTCGAATATATTCTATAAGCTCTTTAGTTGTATACTTTATATAAGCCATAATATTCTCCCCTTCTATATAGTGCTTTGGTTGTTAATGTCCTTATCACTATCGTCAGTAGAATCACTGTCAGCCCCTTCTTTTTTCAGAATATCTTTTTCCTTCCTACGAAGGATAGGAAGAAGCCATCCAACATAGTCTTTGTGTCCTGCATCAACTAAATTTTCAATGCAACTCTGACATTCCCTGAGAAACATAACAGAATAAACTAAAGAGCCTAAGAATACTGCTACACCTGCTACTGGAACAACCCTCGCTGAAAGCCCACAAAGGATCATTAATACAAGAAAACTTATCAATTTCTTCTTAGTGCCTTCAAAGAAGTTGTCTGATTTTATTGCACCTGCCTTTATAGCTTTTAAAAATGAACCGTATGGTTTTTTCAAGGCATAATACTTGGTTATGGTGTCTAATATCATCGCCCCACCTACTGCACAGGCAGCAGTAATATAGGCTTTATCAGGGAATAGAACATATGAAATACATGCCCATATAGTAGAAAGAAAGAGAGATATTTGAGGTTTAACTTTTGTGAAGGCCGATAAAAAATAGTCAAAGCTTTCACTCAGATCATCGATAAAGTTTTTCATACTGTCAACCTCCCACTCTCCCCCTTTTCTTTATATAGATTAGACAGTTTAAAATGATATCTATCTGAACCATCAATCTTTGTTTTTATCGGTATAACCTTTAATTAAGTTGGCTATTTTCTTTATGATTCTACTTACACGCATTTGAGAAATGTTCTGTTCCTTTGCAGTCTGTGTCTGAGAGAATCCATTTAATTGAGACTTTAAAACGTTTAGTTCCACTTCGGACAGTTTATTTCTAATAGAATCTATAATTGAATCAATATACACCTTGTTTACAACAATATCTTCAATGTTGTCTAGTGATTTGTCCTCTAAATCCCAGTTGTGATTATTGTTATCTTTCACTTGTTCATCCAGATACTTTACAGGTTTGCCTACCTGAAGAACTTTACTTATTTTATCTTCATCTTCGTCTAAAAGCATTGATAGCTCTTCCACAGAAGGTGTATATCCCAGGTCCTTTTCTACTTTCTTTATATCATTCAGAAGAGCGTGGGCGGTTCTTGTAAGCCGTATTATATTTGCACTATCTCTCAAGTAGCATCTGATTTCCCTTACTATCGCTGTTACTGCAAATGATGAGAATTTAATGCCTCTATTAGTGTCAAATGCTTTAATAGCTTTTATAAACCCCATCCTCCCCAACTGAAGGATGTCGTCTTTTTCAATACCATAGTTACTGGCTATAGCTTCTGGTTTTCCTATATACTTATGAATTGCGTACCATATCATGTTTTCATTTGCAATCATAACCTCTCCCAGGTAGTCAGGGTCTACTTTGCAACGTTCAATATTTTTCATATCATAAAGAGAATAATAGTTACTGTCTTTCTTCAAATTCTCCTGTATGCGTTTCGTTATCTCTACCATCGAACGACCTCCTGTTAAAAGAGGGCGGCGAACCGTCCTCATTTATTTTCTTTTTCCCTGAATTCTATCTTTCAAAGGTTTTGTCATCCTGGCATGGACCGACCTGACCGCAGGTATCACCATAGGTTCCTTTGTGTACGGATTCTTACCTTTCTTCTCAGAAAGGTTCCTCACGAAGAAGTTAAAAAAGTTGCTTATTTTAACATCATTTCCTGCACAGAGATTGTCTGACACAATTTTGAAAATATCATCAATTCTTTCTGCGGCCTCTGTCTTCGTAATACCTTTCTTAGCAGCATAATCATTAACCAAATCTTTCTTATAGACTGTCATCTTGTAATTCCTCCATTCTTTTTTCTATAAGATTGTTCATTTCTGTGCTTATCTCGTTAACTTTTCTTAGATAAATACCTTTTGCTGTACCCCTGGATACTCTTCCTATACCTTGGTTATAGGCCGTTATAGCCGTTTCTAAATCCAGGCCGTAATCATCTCGTAGGTCAGCAAGGTATTTTACCCCAGTCCTTATATTTGTTTCTGGGTCAAATAAATCCTCTCTGGTCACACCATATGGTTTTGCGGTACTTGGTTTTATCTGCATGATACCGATAGCATCGCTATGAGATACTTCATCTTTATTGAACTCACTTTCAAACCAAGCCATTGCTATTACAGTAATATAAGGCAGATCATTCTCTTTACTGTAATCAACAAACCATTTAGAGTATTGCTGTATTTCTTCTTCTGAAAGTTTTACATTAGCATAAGGATTGTTTGTATATTCTTTTACTATCTCATATGCCAAATCGTAATCTGTTATAGGCTTTGGTGTTGGAGAAATATCAAGTGTTTGAGTCGGTAATGGTTCATCAATTAGTAAAGGCTTGCTTTCCTCCTTAATTGATGTCTCTACACAAAAGATTTCGTTCTCAGGAGAGACTTCTATAGCGGGAGAATTAAAAGCATAAAATATTGAAAATATAAACAGTACAAATGGGAAAAAGCGGTTAACTTTCATTGGTCAAAAATACAAGCCTTACGATATCCATTACCATTTCATGTACTTCAGCAGGATTTACATTTGCATCTATTACATATATAAGCTGGTCTTCTCCATCCATTTCTGATAGCTTTTTTGCTAATACAAGATAAGCCACTCTTGCTCTATTTAGGAGTGAAGAATCCAATTCATGCTTATCCAGTTCTTGCAGATTGCAGCTTTTTGACTTTCTTTTATATGATGTTTCTGCTGTTATATCCAAAACAAATGTTAAATCTGGTGTAGGAAGTCTTTTTTGCATTTCTTTAATCCAGTTTATATCAATACCTTTAGCCAATCCAAAAGCTAGATTTGATAGTGTGAATCTATCAAAAATTAGAAAATCGTAGTTTCGGAATGAACCAAGTGTTTCAAGAAAATCATATCTATCAAGTTCGAGTAACCCATGCAGTGTTTCATCACTCATAGGTATCTCTTTCTTCAATCCTTTTTTAATAAGTCTACCAATTTCAGTCTCATATCTAGGAAATGAAACTGTTGCAACTCTAAACCCCATCTCTTTTAACTTTGAAGCTAAAACTCTTACTTGTGTTTCCTTTCCACTTGCATCTATACCTTCAAAGCATATAATCTTTGGTCTATTACTCATTTGTGAACGCCTCCAATTGATAGCATTTATAGTAATCCACCCGCCCACCCTACCATTGTATTCACTTCATCGACTATCTAATGAGGTTCTACATACCTACTAAAGCTTGTACTCTTGTCCATGTTATCACTCCAAATCTGAAGCGTTATCAAAACTTGTTCCAAAACCTCCACGGGAGGCATTTCCGAGATATTCTTTTTCAACAAGAACTACTGGAAGAAGTGGTATAAACAATGCCTGACATATCTTATCTCCGTTCTTGATAACTACAAGCTGGTCACTTTCATTCTTAAACTGAGCTACCCACTCATCCTTATCACCACAAAACGAACTGTCGATTACACCAACCCCATTTGTGAGCTTGACCTTCCACTTGTTATATGTTGATGACCTCTGGAAGAGCAAACCCACCGCATTTGGTGGTATTTCTGTAGCTACATTCAAAGGTATATATTCTACCTGACCAGGCCAAAGTACCAACGGCTTATCCAATCTAGCAAACAAGTCCCACCCTGCATTACGTTCATCTTTTTTATAAAGAGCAGGGAGGGTTTTATCAAATCTTCTGTAATTAATTACAAATTTGTCCATTATAGATCATCCCCCTGCATTTAAAAATCTTTTCCAGGCAGCTTAATCGATTCTTTAGCTAGTTGCTTCCTTTCATATTCATCAACCATTTCAAGAAACTTTTCCTCAGTTATTTCTTCAATTATGCAATTTTCGTGAGAAAGCATATAAGCGTGACCATCAGTAAGAAGAATTGCATACATTATAATTGGTTCATGGAAGCTATCAGTTGTAAAATCATAAGACACAACCTGCTTCTCATACCCCGCAACAGTACCTGCAAACCATACATTGATTTTTTCTTTTTCTTTTGTAAGCGGTTTTGTCGCTTCATGCTCATTTACAGGTACGCTTATCAATTTACCTATAAGAGACTTTAACAAATCTTCTGTAATAGGAGTTTCTTTTGTCTTTAAAATTCTGTTTTCCATACCATCGTCCTTTCAATTTTAATAGGTTTGTCGCATCTGTTTTTGTTATACGAGATAAGACCTATTGTAGTTAAACGCTTTTGAAACATTTTTAATTATGTCTATTGACTTGTTATAACTTGAGGATGAATTGCGATATGGTTTATCCTGAAAAGCAGTAATTACTGCTTTTGTGACTATATCGACCACAACATAAATAGAACTATTTTTTCTCGATGTATCCAATTTTCTGAACATTACTCTATTACTAACACCATTAACAATCAGATATTCTACTATCTCTCCATTCCTTATGGTGTCAAATACTTGCTCTTTTGTTATACGTCTATTCTTAATTCTTGATTTGGAATGTTCTGTGAAATGATATTCACATTCAGAAAACATTTTTAATAGTTTAACTTCTTTAGCAGTCATTTGAATTCTATGCTTTTTTCTAATTGATGTAACATATCTAATCATTGTTTCACCCCCAAGCTCGTTATACGAATCAACGAATTTGGGAGTTAAAATCAATGTTAAAAAGCGGTATAACCTATACGATTATACCGCTCTAATTAATTCTTCGTATTTCATCTAATTGGACAAACCATGCCGACACATTCAGATTCTCCTACATCCGATTCGTACTTATGCTTTTCGAATCGTTTCAGAAGATCAGGATTGAATGGCTTCATTTCAGATTTCATCTTGTTATACTGCTCTTCTGTTATTGCTTCATATGGTGCCAGCGGATAGGTATGGTTATCCAGACTGATAAAAGTAATACCTACAATATAGTCCCAGTTATCCCATACCCACTGCTCAACAGCGTCCCACTCATCATCTTTAACTGTTACAGTAATAGACGCATTGTGTTCCACATACTCGGTCATAAACGATTTATAAGTTTCTAACTGCTCAATAGCAGAAATGTCATACTTGGTTCTTTTAACACCGCTCTTAATAGGAAATTCAATAACAAGAGTGTTAGCATCTAACCATGTTTGTCCAACTTCTGGGTGTACTGACCATCCAAGTGACATAGCAACCTTAGCAAGCGGGTCTTCGGCATTAATACGAACACGCCTAATGTAGTACGGACTGTGGGAATGATGCAGCCCTGAAGACACTGTAGGAAGCTGTGAAAGTGTCCCTTCAGGCTTTACAGTAGTGGCTAATAGAGGCTTATTAATTCCCAAAGTCTCTGCATAGGAATCTACCTCTTCCCGTACTACTTTCTTAAGGAATTGTCTTAATTCGCTTTCTTCTTCTTTACTCATACCCAGGATATCCACCATATCCTTCCATCCCGTCAGACTGACACCTACCAGTCTATCTTTCTTCTGCTGAGAGGCCCATGCAGGAATCTCAAGATTGAGAAGGGTCATTCTTAATCCTGCTCTAGCACTATTTCTAAAAGTTCTCTTCACTTTTTCATAATTAAGATACGGGGTGCCATCTTCTCTATATTCAATAAAGGAAACCATATTGTTTGTTGTTAAATTACAAGTTTGTCTATCATCAAGAAGCACTTCACCACAAGGATTTACCCCTTTAAAATCTCCCCTTCTCCTTTTTGCTTCGGAAGCGTTAATAAATCCAGGTTCGCCTGTATATCTGATTGACTGCATTATTTCATGAAGCTGCTCACGTGTAGGCTTTTCTTTAAAGAACACACTATTATTACTTATCCTTCTATGAAGGATTTCCATATTAGGTTTCCATTCCCCGTTCTCCAGGTAGTAAATATTCTCCTTTGCTTTCAAAACTTCAGTATCATTTATATCAAACAAGCATATCTCAGAGGTTCTGCGAACACCACCAACTACAACATTTTCACCAATTATATTTGCTATATCTAAAACATCAATAGTTTTGAGTGTTCCATTACCTCTTTTAATAACCTTGTCTATTTTCTCAAACATAGTTTTCAAACTTTCATGGCCTGATGCAGTACCACCAAAAGTTTTGAGGACCTCACCTTTAGGTCTTACATTATTGAAATTAATAGAGATAGTCTTTACATCAGTATTAGAGACAATAAAGTTAAAATACTCCCTAAGTGCCTCCACCCAACCTTCTTTTGAATCACCTACTGTGATATAAGCAATTTGCTTATCTGTGTCATATTCGACTGTAGTGAGTTCTTGTCTCTTATATTTAGGAACACTTTTGTATTCCTCAAGTACCAATTCAACATCAGTTCTGAACTTATGGAACTTTGCTACATCTTCAGGCAGAATCCTAAATCCGACACCAGTCCCCACCATTAAAAGGTAGAATAGCTCTGCAAAGTCGTTGAAATCATCCAGAATCAAGAAACTGCAGTTAAAATTACTGAGAGGGAACTTATCTGCAACAGGTGTGCCACCCGTCCAAAGAGTCCTTCCGCTCAAGAACGTCCTGAGATGGAACATATCATCATACAGTTGCTCTGCCTCTTTACGCAGTTCTTCAATTAATTCATTTGTAAAAGGAACACCATTATTAATAAGGTGCTTGATATGAAGCCCTACGTTGAATTCGACCGCTCTTCTGCACGTTTCATACCAGAATTCTCTTCTCTTTGCTTTATCAAGCCACCTGCTGTAAGTTCTGTAATAGACGAATTCACCGAGTTCAGTCATAGGCGGCCTCTTGTCAACATAGGTTTTAATAAAAGCGTCTGTCAGTAAGTTCATATCTCTACCTCCATAGCTTAGATGATGTTGTAGTAATTAGCCTTATAGTGGTCAATAGCGTCTTCCACGGAAGGGAATTGATTTAACACGATTTGCGAAAGAAAAGCATTTTTATTTTCTTCACCAACTCCAAGTATCGGTGTTCTATTAGTATAGGCAAATTGAAGGAATAAATTTTCAGCGATACTTAACTTAGCATTTGATAGATTAACAATAACAAGACCTATATTTTGTGCCAATTTGGAGGTAATGAAAATAATCTCTTTCGAATTTAAACTATTGTTAATTTTATTTTGAAGGTTTGTTACAATTAATTCAGCTTCGTTAATGTCTAAATCTTTGAATCCTACTAATACAATCTCTTGTTTATTCATGTGCGGCCACCTTTCTTAGTTCTATTAATTCTTTCATCAATGCTATAAAATCGTCGGAATTAATAGCAATATAGTCTTTATTATCCCCAAACGAGAAGGCTATTAGACCTATCTTTCCGCTTTCAAAAGCTTCACGTTCTATTTTGTCAAACCAACCCTTTTTAAGAGTAATAGAAGATGATGGTTTTATCTTCGTTTTTGCTTCTATACGAAACATGTTTGTGACAACATCAGACTTCTGAAACCACAAAGCACCAGAAGCCATTGTCCTTCTTACATCTTCCTGAATTTGCTTAAACGTCCTCGTTATCCTATTCTCTTGACGTATTGATGCTCTCTTCTGTTCTGTATACATTAGACCGCTTCCTCCTGATTTTTGGTAACAACTTCAACCTTGCCTGCAATAATTTTAGAGACTTTACTGATTAACTCATCTTTATGATTTAAAACAATGTAATAAAATAAGTTTTCTGCTACTAAATACAAATCTACATTTGGAACAAGTGCTTCCATAACTTTTTCTGAAGTTGTTTCCACAAACTTATCCTGGTTTTCTTTTAATGCATACCTGATAATATCTCGATAACCATTTATCATTAACCTGTTCTTGAGGTAATCAATAAAGGCGGCTATTGCAACCGCCAAACTGACAATCACAAGTAATATTTCTATAGTCTGCATAAACTACCTCCGAATCACTTTATTAACTACTGTGAATATTTGGGCGTAAAGCTCACCACCATTCTGAATATCATCTTTAAGTGCTTCGATGGCTTTTGCTACCCCATTAAACTTTATCTCTTCATTACCTCTTGTGAACACTTCACCAGTAGTAGGATCAACAAACTTCAACCAGTTGGTCCCCTGAAGAACTCCTAAAGCCTTAGCCACACTGACAAGTTCAGATATTTTATCAATGCCTGTGTCGTAATACAAATCTAAGGTTGCGGTTGTGTAAGGATGCCCTATTTTATTTTTTGTCAGCTTCACTTTTATCTGCTGTCCGATAACCTGTCTTGTTGCCCCCGTACCTTTAACAAACTGTTCACCCTGAGCTACCTCTAATCTTTGTACACAGGCATGTTTTATTGACCTACCTCCTACGGTATCGGTTGGGGTCCCGTACATTGAAAATCCACCTATTTTATCTCTCAACTGCTGTATGAATATTAGTGTTGTACCAGACTTTTTCAACAATCCAGAATACACTATCTTTCTCATAGCCTTAGAATTCAATTTAGAAGCCCCACCAACTCTAGCTTCTTTAGTCCAATCTGTTTCTTCAAACTCTTCCTTCGGAATAATGCCATCAACAGAATCCACAGCAATATAAGCAAATTTACCTGTTGAAATAAGGTATTCAAGCAGGTCATATACATTTTCACCGTAGGTGGAAGGTTGAGATACAATAATCTTATCTGTGTCTACTCCCAACTTTCTTGCCCATTCAGGGTTCCATGTCTGTTCAAGGTCGATAATGCAATTTTCTTTATCTGGCTCATTTATCTGGGCTTCAGCGACTGCTAGATTGAATAGAGTAGTCTTACCACTCTTTTCCTGACCAGTAAGTACTACAAGCTTACCTTTACCATAACCTCCGCCCAAAGCTAAATCTAAAAGCAGTGAACCAGATGGCCTAACGTCATAATCAAATTTAGTGTCAGAATCTCCAAGACAGATAACTGCTTTTTCCTCCCCCATTCTAGCAGCAAACTCTTTATTTATATCTGCTAACAGCTTCCTGCGTTCTTCTGTCATTCCTCAGCATCCACCCTTCTTATAGTCATTTTGTTTATGATTTTGATATTATAAAATCCGTGTTTATCACGCTTTACAATAGCTTTTTCACCGTATTTGTTTGAAATAATTCCTTCTGTTAAGTTGTTTTCTGTTAAAAACTTCAAAAACTTAGTCTTTACAAATTCACAGAGGTCTTCAGTAGAATTAGTAGCATCTATCACTTCATCAGAAATGACGTAATCCGGTTTATTTGAAGGTTGAATTGGTGGTATGCTACCACCTTTCGAATAAATCATAGTAATCACCCTTTCTTTCTAGGTCTAGTGAAAGCAACCCGCACAGTAATAAAATTACATTATGCGTGGCTACCTCTATTAATTGCTCTTCTTGTATCCAACTGGTCACTACTCCTGCGGGTAATTTCCCTGGATATCGCATTAGCTCTTTGCTCATATCCTTCCCGCAGTCCTTTTATAGCAGTATACAATGCCTGCTTTTCGGTAAACTCTCTTTCCCATTTGATATACAAAGGTTCTATGGCAACCATAGCAGCTCTAAGCTCACGCCCACCTTCTTGGATTGTGTATAATTGTTTAGAAATAGTATCTCTGATTTCTCTTGCACTTTGCTGATCAATGTCTGCCACAGCTTCTGCCCATCTAGCATAAGCAATCATAGCTGTCCATCTATCTAAAAACTCACCAAGTTCAGTAAATGGGATATTAGCGACACCGCCGTACTTCTTTTTCATGTTCTCCCATTCTGTAAACAGGTCAATACCTTCGACAGCATCTCTGGGTTTAGGAGGAATTATCAATCCCGCCCTTTTCAGCTTATCCTGAGTTTTCTTGAAAACTTCTAACTCAGCAATTTCTTTTTCTATCTGTTCCCTAGACATGTTTCCTGGCATAGGGCACCCTCCTTACTCTAACTTCTTCTGCCAATTGATTAAAGAGATACAAAAAACGTCTTTTAATTGCATACGGCGGTTCATTTCTGTATTTTACAGTGATTTCAGAATCTTTCCACTTCCAATCGTTAAATCTAACAAAATTTTCAGCTTCAAAAAGAAGAGCTTCATCATCGAACTTCTTTACGATTTCCTTTTCTACTTCGGAAGGAAGTCTACCTAGATACTTTTTATAAATAATGTTTTGAATATTTTCTTCTATTGCTAGATAATCAGGTAAATACGGTTTAATCTGTCTTGGTATATCACAGATATATGCTTCTGAAGCATCATGTAAAAGTCCAATAAGCTGTACATCTGTAGAATAACCTCTTTCTTTCAATTCTTCGCAAACTAAAATAGAGTGCTGGCCTACACTAATATGCTGGTTAGTATGACCGTTGTATCTTGCAATATGTGATAAAGCATGAGCGATATCCTCTATTCTTATATCTTCTGGTCTAGGATCAAGGGGGTAAAAATTTACCCCCATATATGTCCTAACCCAGCCCCCCTTACGCTTACTCATTTCAATTCCTCCAATATCTGTTTCAATGTTTCGTCTACAGTTCCATTAGCATCTACGACTACATCAACATGATTTTCAACGTTTTTAAATGCTTGTGCATCGTAATAAAGTCTTTTTAAAACCTCAATTCGTGGTCTACCTTGCTGTATCATACGATTATATCTAACGATATCATCAGCCTTGAGATAAAAAGCTTTAACTTTCAACTCAGGCTTTTGCTTCAATTGAATTAGACCACTAAGTTCAACAACAATAACTCTATCATCAGTACAATCCCTGAAAGTAATACCATAGAAATTATCATTATAATACGCTACTTCTGCAAAGAAACCTTGATTCACCAACTCTTTAAATGTGTCTTTATCAATGAAATTATAATGCACTCCATTAATTTCATTATCTCTCGGTTGCCTAGTTGTGTAACTTATAATTCTTTTATAACCCAAGTTTTCAAGCTCTTTCTCAATAGTTGACTTTCCAGAACCACTTTCACCTATCAATACAATCATATAGACATCATTCCTTTTTCAGATTTTCATATTGTTCAGCTTTGTCTTTCATGTCTTTAAAGTCCTTCCAGTTCATAGCCACTAGCGTGTCCTGGATATTACCCTTCTCTCGCATAATGAGAAGAGGTATTTTATTACACTTTTTGGCTTCTTTTTTAACCTTCTCCCACCATCTAAAGATTGCGATTTTCTGATAACATTTGCACTCAATCACATATTTATCATGGATTACATCACCATATCTCGGAGACCCATCATCGTGTGAGTTAATTGAGCCTGAACCAATGTTTCTTTTAGCACCATCAAAAATATTCTTACCTACCCATCGTTCAAAACTCTTCCAAAGCTTATCTCCCATAACTGCCCCCTAAAACATGTGTGCGAAGTCACTTTTGAACTCGACCTCTGCCTTTTTCCTTTTGTTGAGAGTTTCTTCAGACAGAGTAACGTCACAAGACTCAACAAGCTTTCTGAAAATTCTTGTGATTGATTCTGCAGGTGTGGCCTTTGCAATTTTGTCAGGTGTTGTTGCATTGTCAAAAATACGCCAATAATAGTACAGAAGCATGTTATAATTATCCTTCACCTCAGGGAACATTTTGACAAGATTAAGAAGATTCTCTCGGATATTATAACGATTTTTAACCATAAATAAAATCCCCCGTTTCGTTTATTATTAGGCTTTTATCGCCTGATTTTTTATACGAATCGAGGGATATATTAGTTAAATAGATTTTTTGTCTATTTAGATTAGAAGTCCATAAGGGCATTTCATAATAGCCCCTCCCCCTTCTTCTTAAATAGATCAATTATCTCATTCTCAACTTGTTTCATAAAATCCAAAAAGTCTTTAATTTCATCACTAATATAAACCTCATCTTCGATAACTGCCTTTGTTAAGGCAGACAATGATGCCAACATAGCAGCCTGATATGCAGGTAAATCTTCTTTTTTGATATTTGTGGTCTTTAGAAATAGTTCAGTAGATTTAACGCTGTTTGATATTTGCTCTTTTAACTTAGGCATATCGCTTTTAAGTTTATTTATTAAACCTTTTACAGAATGTATATCCATCGTAATCACCCTATTCTACAACAATCACATAATTAAAACCATACTCGTTTTTACTAAACTCTTTACCTGCTACTTCTCTTTCACAAAAGTCTCTGAATGGACAAAAATCACAATCTTTACCTTCCTCTTTGGGCGGGAGTTCAAGATTAAGAAGATATTCTTCTATCTTTTGAACACGCAACCGTGCCCATTCTATCTGTGTATCATTGTACTCAACTAAAAACGCTTTGAAATGATGCTCTCCTTTATCATAATAAAGGAACATGACTCTACGAATTCCTGTACAAAGTGCATAAATAGCACCTTGCTTTATATGCTCTTTTAATGGTTCGAACAATAATTCAAAATCTTTAGGTTTAATAGTTTTAAATTCAAGAATCATTTGCAGATTTCTGAATTCTATTGCCCCATCCACCATAGCAGATATTGGATACTGCTTTGTAAACCTCATATCTCTAAACTTTATTTCCATTTCAGGGGCGTCGTGATCCTTAATAAACTCGATACCTGGTTTTCCGAAGACAGGAAATTCAGTTTCAGGAATCAGTTTAATATCATAGTCTCTTTTATTTATATCCATGAAAACCTGTTTTTGTATCCATTCATGCAGAACAGTTCCATTCTCAAGGATTCTGATTGAGCGTGGATACCATTTTTGCTTCTTAGGAAAACCGAGCAACTCATACCATAACTTTCTTATACATTTGTAATAAGAAGAAGGCTTAATTGAAATGCTGTTTTCTTTTTCATTATCTCGTTCCTGTCTTGATTCAACAAGGTAATTATCTATTGTTTCTATAAATACCTCTTCTAAAGGCTTGTTTATCTCTTTTATCTCTTTCTTAACTTTGTTAGCCAGCTTCTTCAATCCTTTACTCGCCATTAGTTATCCTCCTTATGTTATTGAGATTCAACAAATCTTATTACATCTCGTATCATTGAAGAAATATTAAGTTCTCCAGTTGGAATAAACTTATCTTTATATTTCTGCTCTTTAGACATTATTATCAGCCTCACTCTACACTGGTTCAAAGCACACTATCCTTTCAATCAAATCGGAGAAAAAATTACAAATTATGGTAGAGTAATTTGATTTACTCTATCTAAAGCTTTTTCACAATACTCTTTTGAAATGTCTATACCTAAAAACTTCCTACCCAGTTTTTTTGCT